GAGTGGTTAGCAGAACAGTATCACGAACACGGACTATCGCAGAGAGAGATTGCTGACAAGTGTGGAGTTGACGCAAAAACTGTGAGCAACTGGATGAAGAAACACAATATTGAAACACGTAGTTGTACATATCACCTTGGACGCACAGGCGTTGGTATCCAATCTCGAAACGGCTATCAGGTGTGGCAAGATGAGGTGGTCCGTAAATCAATATCTGTCCACAGGTTGCTGGCCGTCGCAGAGTACGGGTTCGATGCAGTGTGTGATATGCACGTTCACCACAAGAATGGCATCAGGTGGGACAATCGGCCTGACAACATCGAACTGATGACGCCGAGTGAGCACGCGAGTCTTCATCGGCAGCAGGAAGTGAGTGACACACGATACCGAGACGCGGAATGGTTGCACAAACAGTACCATGAGAAGGAACTGACGCAGAAAGAAATTGCCGACAAGTGTGGGGTTCACGATACAACAGTTGGTAACTGGATGCAAAAGCACGGTATTGAGAAGCGTGAGCCAAACGGTGGGCGCAGTGACAAGCCCACGGGCCAGTTGACGCTCGACGACACGCGGAACCTGGAGAGCGCACAGACAGTCAACCAATGACAGTTCATCCAAACATGACCAATACACGATACAAAGACGCGGAATGGCTCGAAGAACAGTACCACGAGAACGAGCTGTCACAAGCGGAGATTGGCGACAAGTGTGGTGTTTCTGGCGCGACAGTTCGTTACTGGATGGAGAAGCACGATATTGAACGACGCGATCAAATGCGTGCACAGGCAGTCGCGCGTGAGCAAACTGAGCATTTAGAGCCTGATGATACGCGATACCGAGATGCGGGATGGCTTGAACAACAGTATCACGAATACGGGCTGTCGCAAAGAGAGATTGCTAACAAGTGTGGTGTTTGTCAGGACACAGTTCACAAGTGGATGGACAAGCACAACGTTGAAAGCAGAAATTTGGAAGTCAAAGGTGTCAGCATCGTGTCTAAGGATGGCTATCAGGTATGGGCTGAGGGCAGTAACTCCGAGCACGTCCCCGTACACAGGCTGCTTGCGGTTGCCGAGTACGGATTTGATGCAGTTTGTGACATGGACGTTCACCATCAAAATGGCATCAAGTGGGACAATCGGCCTGATAACATCGAACTTATGACAAAGAGTGAACATATGCTCCACCACAGTCTTGAACGGCACGACAATGGCGATACAGGTTATCGGGATGAAGAATGGCTCAAAGAACAGTACCATGACAAAGCACTCACAACATACGAGATTGCCGAGAAGTGTGACACTACCGACAGCACGATATACAAGTGGATGAAAAAGCACGGTATTGAGAGCCGTGACCGAACTGAGCACCTCCACGGTGACAAGCCCACGGGCCAGTTAACGCTCGACGACACGCGGAAGCTGGAGGGCGCACAGACAGTCAACCAATGACAGTGACAGCAATCATGGAACGAAGCGCGAGAACGGCGGATGATTTACAGCGTCCTGCGTGGAACAGTCTGGAGCACAACTATGAGGTGCACGACGTTGGCGAGGCGTTCGTGCGCCAGCACTGTTCGGAGCGTGGCCTGGACGTAGAGGCGTGGGGTATCAATAAGCGTGAGGACGACGGTGGACTCATCTTCGATGACAAGATGGACCTGCAACTGTACGGCAGTGTTGATCCCGAGCATGTACGTGGTGACACGCCGCCCACATCACGGGCACTGGCGGGCATTGTCGAGGTGAAAACAAAGCGGTCGGCAGACTGGTATGGGGTGATCAACGCACGGCACCTGCGAAAGTACCTGTCGATTCGCCATGCGTTCGACGTGCCCACGTACATCTACATGGCCCATGTCGACGAGGATGGTGAGCACAACACGATTGAACGTGACACGTTCATCCCACTGGTGTCGTGGGACGAGTATCAGGCTGTCCTCGACGGGGAACACCCAGGGTACGAGGCGGCCACAGGCGGTGACGAGCAGTTCTTGATGGATCACATCGAGGGGTATGAACTGGTCGAGTACGTGTGGCGAGCGCCTGATGGGAACAAGGTCGTGACACTGGACGTGGACGTGGGCCTGGACTGGCCGCAGTTCACCCACGGTGTCTATCACGATGGCCTTGGCTACGATGCACAGGCGATTCGACGGATTGGCGTGCGCGAGCAGACGGCACCGACACATGATGTGTCGTTCACGGGCCATGATGGGTCTGAGCGTCAGATCAGCGTGAACACGGACGGTGGTGACACAGATGAGTAAGAAAGGACGCCGATGGGAAAACGAGACGGCAGTTGAGGTGTATCGACAGTCGGAGGGCCGTGTGTACGCCTGGCCCGCAGGCTACTCGGGCAACGGGGCTGCGCCTGCGCCTGACATATTCGTTGCGCGGCCAAACAAACTGGCTGGCTACGAGTTGAAGCGCACGGACCAAGACACGTTCTACGTGGATGCAGATGACCTACGGCAGTTGTTGAAACTCGCACAGCCGTGGTTCCACGTCGAGTTGGTTGTCAAGTTCAGTTATCGAGAGCCTGTGTTCATCAGGCCAACACGGGTGCAACAAGTGCCTGATGATCCCGCAACGATTGTTGAGCGGTTCAGCACGGCTGTACCCGAAGCGTTCCGTGGGGATGGCTCGTATCGGCAGGATGAGTCACCCACGTCATTGCGATTGGACAAGCCTGATCGAGATGCGTGGCCGTCAGCAAAGACGGGTGACTCATTGTCGACGAAGATCGTGCATGAACAGCGCACGAACAGTCAGATACCGCCTGCAAGCGTTGGGTGACGTGCAGGGAGAATAGGGCACGGTCAGTTGTCGGCACGCCCGCTGCGGTGCCAGGTCCGTGCGTTCGGGACGGTTAGCAGTGTGTCGTTGCTGTCGCCATCGAGTGCGTAGTCACTGCCATTGGATTCGTCATAGGCGTGGGTGTACCCGCCGATGAGGCGCACGCGGTTGCTGTGTGTGTATGTGTCACGGTGATAACAGTCAGCCTCGCGTGGATAGCCAGTCACGGACTGTGGTGTGATGTGTGGCCGTGCGGGCGCGGGCGCACGGTAACAGTCATCACACATGAGTTGCCCAGTGGTATCGTCGTGCCACACGACGCCCGTTGCACAGTGTCGGCAGGGCTTTTGTGCGGTGCCAGGAAACGGTGGGCTGTGCGTGCCGTCACGGAGCCTGGCGGTCAGTGGGTCTGTGTCACTGTTAGTGTCGGTGTCAGTGTGAGCGGTGTCGTCGCCATTCGGAGCGGCATCAGTCGCGGGACTGGACGCCTGTGTGTGGGCAGGCGCGTCTGTCTCAGCCATTATAATCATCGAGAAGGGTCTGGTGGAGTGACTGTGCGGCATCGACAAACTGCTGTTCGTAGTCGGCACGAGACTGGGGCCAGGCGTCTTCGGGAATGACGTGTGCTTCACGGGTGTCGGGTGCAAGCCACCACAGTTGGCACTCGTCCACGTCGCGGCCCCAGGCACGGGCGTAGGCGGCCAACTGCATCCCGTAGTCAGGAAACTTCTTGTCGAACAGGCCATCTACGGTATCAGCTTTCGAGGTCTTAATGTCGGCCATGACCGTGCCGCGACTCGGGTGCTCGTAGGCAAAGTCGAACTGGCCGCCGAAACCTACGGTGTCGTCAGTCACGTAGCGTTCGACAGCATGGGTATTGTTCTCGGTCACGCGCCCCTGCTCAAACGTGGCGACAGACCACTTCTCGGCATACGCCTGAAACGTCTGTTCGACCCATTCAATATCACTTCGGGCCTGCTTGAGCGCATCGTCGTGTCGGTACTGCCAGCCGTTGAGGCCGTCATATGCGGCAGCCTCCTCGTTGCCCGCCAGGTTTCGTGTGGAAAGCGGGTTGAGGGCAGCCCAGTGTGCAAGCGTGCCGCGCCAACTCTTAAAGTCGAGTACGTCACTGGGATCGGGGCGGTCGGGTTGCCCTTTCAGCCAGTTCTTCCAGCCTTGGATGCTCTTGTCTTTTTCAGGCGTGGGGCGTGCATCGAGCACTGTTGACACGCTCGGGTAGTGACCGCTATCTGTGTGGTACATACGGTACTCGGTGCCATCTATCTCTGCTGTGTCACGGCTCACTGTGGCGTCGTCCACGCTCTGTTCTGATCCCATTGGTGTGTGCTACGTGTACTGTGTACTGCTATGGTGGTGATACAGGTAAGTGTTCCGACAGTGGTGTGCAACGGTGTCTGCACGGTCACTCGTCGGTGTCGCCAGTTGCTTCGTCAAGCACCCGTGTCGATACATCATCGGTGCCCTGGAGCAAGAGAAACGTATCTGTTGCGATAAACTCGTCAGGGTTTCGTCCGTTGTAGACCACGCCGATTGTCTCGGCATCGGTACTGTCACCAATCGGCTGGCCCTCGGCATCGGTCAGGTCACAGTCAACCGTGCGTTGCCAGGAGAGGTCGTCGGTTGCGGGGAAGTCACGTTCGGTGCCAACGGAGATGTTGGTGTCACTACGGCTGTCGCTCTGTCCATCAGATGAATCACTCATGCGTATAAGTCGTGGTGTCGCTACTGCTGTGTTTCAGTCGCCGTGTGCGTCGTGCCAGTGAAGCTATTGCTACTGCTTCGTGGACCGTATGCAAGCACTTCAATGTCGAAGGTGACACTTTCGGATGACCCGTTGAATACCTGCACTGCTACACCGTCATTTGCATCCGTGGTGACAGGCGTTGCTCGCACTTCATTGGATGCTGGTAGGTCGCCCGTGTTACGGCCATTCAGCGTGACCTGGACACTCGGGGTGCTCGGGAAGGGGGTGTCGAATGAGAGGATATGTAGGTCTGTGCCACCGTTACCGCTGAGTGTCACGTCGGTCACGCGGTGAATCTCACTGCGCGTGTTTGGCGCGAAGGCTTCATCCCGTGGCAGGAAGTTCTGACTGTGGGCTGCATTGTCGTGTTGATTGCCTGTCTGTTCGAGGATAGACGGCAGTGAAATGTCGTCACCAGGCGTGTAGGCACTTGTCGGCAGGTAGTTCTCACTGTGGGCCGCATTGTCGTGTTGATTACCTGCCTGTTCGAGGATCGTGGGGAAATTCAGGTCTGTACTCGGGTCGTAGGTATCTGTCAGGTACGTCTCACTGTGGGCGCTATTGTCGTGTGGGTTGTTCAGCAACAGTTGACTGAAGTCAATATCGCCTGCGGGGTCGTAATCGGTTTGTGCAAGAAAGTTAGGACTGTGTGCATCATTGCCGTGCGGGTCGTCGGCAACACCGCCCGTCTCGATATTGCTCACATCTGTGTCAATCTCGCCAAACGTCTCGTTCAGGATATACCACAGATAGTTGTATTCACTGGCGTCGATGTTGTCACCAGGACTGCGCGACGTGCCGTCAGACGGCTTGCTGCCTGTCGCACCCCATGTGGGGAGGTCGTCGTTGTAAGCCATGTATATGTCTTGTTATGCTTGTTTGGTGCCACCGAGTGTGCCGCCAACTGTATCGGGGCCGCTCAACCCGCTGTTGTCACTCGGCACGTAGTCAGGCCCATCCAGTTCGAGCGTGCCTGTGGTGTCAAGTTCGATGGCGTGCCCACTCGGGATGGCGGCTTCAAGTGCGTTCAGTATCTCGCTGTCGGTCAGCGGTGTGTTGTCAAGTGCGTCACGGTCGATACTGAGCGTGATTGCAGGTTTGCCACTGATGCCTGCCAGGTCGATCTCGGATGCGTCAATGTCGAGGACGAGCCTGACAATCCGTGCGAAGTCACCGATTGTGCTCTCCGAGAGGGCGACTGCGTAGGCCGCCTGCACTCGTGTGCGATACGCGGCGTCAGACTCGCCTGTACGCCGCTGTATGCCAATGGCTTCACCACGAAGGTCGAGTGCGTCACCGCTCGCAGTGTCGATGAACAGGTTGTCTGTCGCCGTCTCGGCACGGCTGTCGTGTGCGTCCAGACTGGATGCAAGTGCCGAGATGAGTGCGTCCAGGCGTGCATCCTCGTCGAAGCGAAGTGGCGCATTCGGATTGTTTGCTTGCAGGGCTGTCGTGTTATCAGTCATGGTGGGATCACACTTCGGTGAGCGTCACATCGGCTGCATCGAGAATGGCCTGTTCGCTCTCATCAACACTGATTGCACGGAGGCCATCGGCAGGCCGCTGTGCCAGGTCGTTTGTGCCATCACCTGTCACGTCGACGGTCAGTGGTGTGTCAGGGTCGATGCCCTGCACGCCTGTGTCAGGCCCCACGATAATGTCACGAAGACGTGCGGCGAGCACATCTTCGCCCGCGCCGAGGCCACTGTCGCTGGCCCCATTCGCCTCCGTTCCACCCACGTAGTCAACAAGACGGTTTGCGATAGCTGTCTCACCGATGTAGTTCTCGTTTGTCACGACGCCTGCCTCGATTGTGATGCTGAGTTGCGTGGGCCGTGCGAAGGCCACCGACACGGTTCGGTCAAGTGCGCTGACAAACGTATCGACAGTCACGCCGTTGGCGATAACGCCCCCTTGCAGGCGGAACAGTTCAGTGACGGAGACGGTATCACGGAGCGTGCGGGCAATCGCTGTCTGGTCGCCACCCGAGACGATGACTTCATTTGAGAATGGTGGCAGTCCGTTTGGGCCTGTACTGTTTGTCGGATTTGAGAAGATGCTGACCGAACGCACCCCATCCAGTTCGAGTAGGGCAGATTGAATCGCACCTGGCGTGGCGGCACCGCCGATGGCCGCCGCATCGAGCGTGCGTTCACGCAGTTCGGCGTCAGTTTCGCGTGGCCGCCCTGCAATCAGCGTTGACCCATCTGTGTCAGTGAGCGTTGGATCACCAGTTGGTTTTGGGTTCGTGACGCCAGGCACACCCGATGGCGGGGACGGGATGACGGTCAGACGATTTGCGGGCAGGTTGCCTTCGGCACCACCCGTGACGGCACGGGCGTTTGCACGGACGCTCTCTGTGCCTGCACTGAGCGTGACCTGTTCAGTCGTCTCGAAGGCAACAGTTCCGTCTGGTGTCTGGACCTGCTGTCCCGAAGGGATAGTGAAGTTGGTTGGTGCAGGCGTATCGCGCTGAAACTCGACCACGCCTGTTGCCCGCACTGCATCCCGTCGTGTGATGCCGTACTCACGGGTCTTGCGCTCCAGTGCGTCACCGCTGGCTGTCAGCAGGTACGCATCTTCACTGATGTTGGCTAAGGCCTGTTCCTGATTGTTTGCAAGTGTCTCTGCGACGGCAGTGACGATTGCACCGAGCACGTCCACCTCGTCGAGTGCGGGATCGGCCAATCGGTCTGTGAGTGCCTGTTCAGTATCGGTTGCGATACTGTCAGCATCTTGTGGGTCGTATGTCATGGCAGTGTGAATCGTACAGTCAGGTCGGGGCCAAGATCCGTGTCGAGAATCAGCGTGTCGTCACTGACACTGGCTGACACGTCAACAGGCTGGTTCACCACGTCATCGGTACGGAGCGCACGTTCGGCTTTGTCACGCACGTCCTCGACATTTTGCGGTGTGTTCGGACGGCCCCTGTCGTCGAACACGGCGTTCATCACGCGCAGTGTAGCTCGCTGCACCAGCGCACTGTCGTATTCAGTGACCGTCTCCAAGTCTCCACGGCCCGTCAATGTTGTGCCAAGGTCGCCTGTCAACCGTATGTCTGTTCGGTACGTCATGCGTTGACAAGTTCGTACATCGTCTCCTCAACTGTGGCATCACCCGAGTGTCTGTCAGGCACACTGATGAACACGCAGTCTTGTAGTTGTCCGTCCGCTTCTGTCACACCGATCTCTGTCTCGACTGAAAACGGGACTGACGATGGCTCACTGATTGTTGTCGTGACAAACGCAAGCCTGTCATAATCGCTGATTGTCACCAACTTCGGTGTTGACTGTGTACTGTTGACGCTGACGGATACTGTTGTGATTTCACTCAGTGTTTTCCCAGTTACCGTGCCGCTGCCCGAGGCGTCGATGGTCACGGTATTGTCTGTGGATGTGACTGAGAGATTGGTCCCCATGTTGAGTGTCAGCCCGACAGTTGTTTCTCCACCGCTACTTTGAACAGCAACGGGCTGTGCATGGTTGTGGACACCACTCTGCGTGTGCGCTCCAAGGTCGGTCTGTGTAAGCAGTTCTAAGTCAGTGACCATCGTATCGCTCCGCGTTTTTGCCAGTCAGTCACCATTCCCTGTATCGGCTGGCGGCTCTGTTCCACCCGCCTCGTCACCCAGGAACGGTGCGCCGTATCGTTGTGCGTCGTAGGTGTAGTATTCAATGCCGTCTGTGTGATACTCCATCACTTCAGCGATTGTCTCGGGGTCAACCGCATTGGCAAGTGCCCTGTCGATGGCGTCACGGACTTCTTTACTGAACGTGTTGGCAGTGTAGGTGTCCATGTCAGTTAGAGCGTGTTCTTGCTCACGTTTGGCTCGCTCGGGGCATCAGACTCCGTGGAGGTGGTATCGTCGTAGCGATAGACCAGTCTGTTGTTGGACTCGTCGAAGACCAGCCCTTCGCTCACGTCGGTTACTGATGTTTTTTCTGGTGGCACAAGTTGATCCGCGAACCCACCAATGTTCATGTATACAGCCGATGGGTTGCTTCCGAAGATTCCGTTAATGCTTGAGTCGTTGATTGATAGTTGCGTGTTACCATTTGAGTCCTGAAAGAGAGCACCTGAGTTTTCAAAGAATATTCCGCTGCCACCGTCTGTGTTATCGTTCGATAGTATCTCTGAAAGCCCAAAATTGGCACTGGTAATGAAGTTTGGTCCGTGTGCTTCATTGCCGTGTGGGTCAGCTGCTTTACCCTCTACTTCGGATTTCTTTGCAAGTGGAATGTCAGTCGGCATTGCTCTGTGTGTATGTTAGTTTGTTCGGATAACGAGCCGTGACTCGTCTTGGACGAAGAACACGCTCGTTGCTGTCTGATCGGGTATGTCTGTCCGTGATTGTACTTCGGGTGGTGAGAGTGACGATGCGACATTCAGACTATCAGGTGTCAGCGCACTGCCCGTGTGATCGTGTGCTTTGGGTTCATGCAGGTCATCACCCGTGAGTTCACTGTGCTGTGTTGAATTGCTAAGGTCTGCTTCGGCGGCTGTCGTGACGAACGAACTGTCGCTTGGTGCGCCACTCTCCGTTGCACCAGACCCACCTGCCGCGTTCAGTGTGTTGCCGTTAAACTCCAGGTTCTCGCCCGCTTCCAGCGTCGTGCTCGTGGTAGTGCCACCGCCCGTGTTTGAGAGGGTGAGTGGTTGTGGCTGGTCGTGTGTGTCCGACGTAGTGTGTGTGTTGACAGCATCGGTAACTTCACTCGATGTTGCTACCTCGTCACTGTGTGCTGCATCACCGTGTGTTTCGGGTGGCTGTGGTGTGTCGTGCACCTCGCTTTCACGATGCTCGGTCAACTCCTGCCTGCGGATAACACCCTCGGCCTGCTTCGGTGTCACATCGACAGTGACTTCATCACCGTTCAGTTGGAGGCGGGCGCTGTCGCCATCAATTTGTGACAGCAGTTCCACAATGCCTTCTGTCACGTCGAGGTGGCCTGTTTTCAGTGGCCCGTCAACCTGCTCACAGGCATCGTCTCGGAGGATGGTTTCGCTGTTGAGTAACAGGTTGCCCTCCTCGTCCCACCGCAGTACACCGTCTGTATCTGCATGGTCGATGCGGCGCTCGTAACTGTACCCATCGTGATCAGTCGCCCGCGTGCCCAGGCACACACCCAGGTCATCTTTCAGGCGGATGTAGTAGACCACCTCGCCTTCGCGGGGCATGTGTCTGTCGCCAACACTGTGTTGGGGCACGAGCGCATCGAGTGCGTGCCGCCCGAGGCGGGGTTCGATACGGATGCGTGGCTCAACACCTGCACCTAACTCACAGTCATCACTGTCACGCGGGTAGCGGTCAGTGACATAGCCGTATTCGATGAGGCGATAATCCTCGTCACTGCTGTACTCGGGCTGTCGGGACAGTGTATTATTCTCACGCATATCAGAAGAATGGGTTTGCGTTGACAGGCCACGCGTCGATTGCTCGTTCCACCCAACTGTTGCCACTCGAACTGGGTGGATTCTGGACCTGTTCGACACTGACGTTTGCTATGTCTATGTCCTCCAGTCGGATTGGGAGTGACACACGCAGTTGCGTTTCGTGTTTACGGCGATTGCCACGGGCAGGCCGCTTGGCAGAGACGTGATGCACGAGCGATTCGACCTCGTATTCGAGTGGTGGCCCAGGTTCGATGTTTGGGCCACAGGCAGGGTATGCCGTGAGCACACTGAACGGTGTGAGTACGGGTGCGGGGGCAGTCGTTATCTGCCCGAGCGATTCGCCTTGCAGGTTTTCACGTAACATCTGCTTGGCCTTGCGTGCGACCACGGCAGGGTTGACCACATCGACATTCTGCACGGGCGGTGCCAGCGGCAGGTTGGCACGCTCACTCAACGGGACGTGACCTGCGGTGACAACGGCATAGTTGCCATCGGTCGCTGGCCGTCCCGCCACTTTCAGTGTGTTTTGCGGTCGTATCTCGGACAGGGCGTTGTTCCTGTACACTTCGACTTGCCCATCTGTGGGACGGTCGCTGTCCTCTGTATTCAGGTGGGTTGCCTCGAAGTCGTCTGTAATCACTTCATCGTAGACGAGGACAATGCCTGCATCGTCCAGTGGGTTCTCGACTGCATCGAAGTAGAAGATGCCGTCAAGTTGCTGTTCGAGCCATGCCAGTGCGTCGGCGGCAGTATGCTCGTTGCGCTTGAACGTCTTTTTCGACCCGAGATTGAAGTTGCTCAATCGGGCCAGCCCTTTGAGGATGATGATGCCAGGTGCAATCCCAAGCTCGGCACGGGCAGCCAGTGCCGAGACAACATCTGCGTTCAGGTCAAGGACGGTTTCGACAAACGCACTGGTCTGTGGTGGTGTTGCGTTTCCGAGTACGTCCAGTAGTTCGCCCGCATTGTTGTCGATAATCGACCCCAGGTTGTCGGCAAACTGTTCTTCAAACGTCGTGTTGTCAATCTGTTCTTGTGCACTCGCAATCTGTTGCCGTGCATTACGGTCGAATTTGAGCGGGGGTACGTATTCGCCATCAGGCGTGCGGAGCCGTTCACGAAAGCCAATGCTGTCAAACACCGTGGGTACGGTCATTGCTCGCAGTTCATCAATCACGTCTTGGACGACGCGATCAGCCGACGTGTCGCCCGTATATTCGTTACCGAATGGAATTGCGGAAAGCAGTTGCCCTGGGTCGCCCACTGTCATGCGGCGTTCAATATTGCCTTCCGCGCCACTGCCAACGCCCATGACGAAGCCACGGTGTGCCAACACGAGGTCATCAGTGACGTGATGGCGCAGGTATATGTCGGCACGGTCGTAGACATTCTGTGCGTTTGGGTTCAGTGCCTCGACCGCCCGTGCATATTCCGTGCCGTTCCAGCGGCGTGGAAAGTACACTTCGCTGTGCCGCGTGATGGACATGGCCTCGTCTTTCCGCATTTCCGTGCGAATACCCTGGTTGATGACGGGGATGCGAGTGCCACCGACCTCGACCCGTGCAGGCGGGGTGCGGCCACCAGCATCGTCAGGCTCGTACTGACAGATGTGGTCGGGGACGTTCGCTGGCGAGCCACCAGGCGCGTCACGGACAAGTTCATCACGAGTACCTGACATGGCTATGCTTACTGGTCCTGTTGGTCATCGACAGTCTGTAACTGAAACTCGAAGGCGGGCTGTGTCACTGGGACGCCGTTGAGCCGATAGCGACCCTTGTTTAGTTCATCCTTCTGCTCGGTCGTGAGCCGTGAAAAGTTGATGTTCCGATGCGTGCCCTCATCGTCAATGACGGTCAGTGCGTTCGTCGCAGGTCGCATCTTCCGCAGTGTCCTGAGTTGGTCGAGCAACAGGATGCCTTCGACGGTCACTGAGAGGTCACGCTCTCCGATGGCTTCAACCTGCGTCTCGCCACACAGCGTGCGGTGTGTGGCATTGTCGTTCTCCGCAACCTTGCGTAGTGTTTCGACGTAGACGGGCGTTACTTCACGCCCCTCCTCATCAGTGATGGTCGGCTGGATTGACTGGATGTTGCGTGGGTCATTTGGGCCGACCGACCCATCACCAGTGTCACCGCCGCCACCACCGATGATTGTTCCGAGACTATCTTCGTTTCCTGACATGTGGCTTAGACACCATAATTGTCTGTAAAGACACTGCCCGTCACGAAGGACGCCTGTTCGGCACGCTGTGTGGCCTCACTGCCACGTCCTTCGATGCTCACGTTACTGCGGTTCTCAATCGTGTCGACATACACGGTGCGGTCGAGGTCGCCCATCATCACGCCCTGTTCGGTCCCCATGCCCCTGCGCTGGCGCTCAAGGTCTTTCAGGCTGTCACGCAGGTCGTCCACGTTTGTCTTTGCGTTGAGGACGTTTGACCCAAGCACACTGAACACGCCTGTCAACAGCAGGACTGGGGCTGCCACCGACGCAACTGCAATCAACGATGCCGCCAGCGTCTGTAATGCGCCTGACAAGGTGATGGCACCTATTTTAGCCTTGATAGTACCGACAGCAAAGGCCGACATACTGCTTGCACTCAACAGCGCCTGCGCTTTTGCGAGTACAAACGCACCTGCTAACTTTATAACACCCAGGGTTGTTGATGTAACAAGTGTCTTAACAATAAACACTGTGGCGGTGAGCACCAGCAGTGTTCCAATCACTTTGCCAAGGATACGATTGCCGTTACCGAGAATGCCAAACAGTGACACTACCGAGGTTATGAACGAGGTGATGACGCTCAGGACGGATGCGACAGTGACCGCTATCTGGCTGATGCCGTCAGAAAACTTGATAATATCGGGGATTGCGTCGCGGATGAGGCCGCCGAAGAAGAACAGTTGCGGCAACACCTGTGCAAGCACGCTTGTCAAGCTGCGCAGCACGTCCAGGTCCTCAATCGTCTCGCCAAGCCGTGCGAGCAGGGGGGCTGATGCGTTCGCAATCGCAATCAAGTCCTCCATCGTGCCTGTCACGAACTGTGCGGCGAAGTTTGCAAAGGCGCGTGTCTCTGACCGCAAGGTAAGCAAGCCCTGTGCGCTGGCAGCGAGTTCGTCGAAAAAGCCACTAAGTGCACCAATCCCGTCTTCGATGAGCGGAGCCAGGCGTTGTGACAGGGGACGGAAGGCTTCGACAAACTCTTCACCGATGCCATCAAACAGTGCTTGGAAGTCCTCGGCACTGGGCATCCCACCACCTGCCTCGTTCTGTGCCGCACCGAGCAGTCCCAGGCCAACGATGCCTGCCAGTGCCCCCGCGGCACCTGCGGCGGCAACGGCAAGTCCACCTAATCCACCGAGCAGTGCAGGCAATGCACCGACGAAGGTGAGTATCAGCGGCAAGCCTGCCGCAAGCAGGTCGTAGAACGTTGTGAGGCCAACACGGACGTTCATCAATCGGTGTTTCAGGAGTGCAAACTGGGCACTGCTTTCATCGACCCCTGCCGACAGTGCTTCGAGATTCGTGGTGGCCCCTGGAATCACGTCTGTGAGTTTGCCCAACCGCCCCAGTTGGCGTATATTGTCCATATCCACACCCCCGTCGACACTCTGGAACTGGGCTGCGTCGGCAAACATCTCAGGGTCAAACGCATCGAGGACAACTTCAGCAGGCAGTCGTTCAGCAATTGTGTCAACAGGTGCCTGGAAGGGGTTGCCACTCTCTTGCAGTGCCACGCCCATGTCCAGGCCACCGCGACGGGTGGTGTCTGATAACACTTCGCCAAACACACCGCCGATGTTTTGCCCAGTTGTCAGTGCACGGCCAGCGGCCAGCCCGCTCAATGCACCCTCGCCACCACTGTCTTGATCACTGAGCGTGTCATTAATCTCACTGATGTTGCTTGCCATGTTGGAGCGGTCGAGCATACTGGGCATGACCGACATGGCACTGCGTGTTTCACGGCCTGTGGTTTGCCCAATCTCATCAACCCACTCGTCCATGTTGCGACGGAAAATGTCTTGCAGTGATTCACCAGGGAGATGTGACTGGTCGGACAGGCTATCGGTATCGGTCACATCACCGATACTTGCAAGCCCGTCCAGGCCAGCAGTTGCCGCAAGGTCTGCTTGCAGTTTGCGTAACTGCTGGTCTTGCACGACAACACGGATGCGGATAGGGTCAAGCGCATCGGCCTGTGTGCCAATCGTTTTCAACAGGCCACTGAGCCGTGTCAAGTCATCCGTGAAGCCGTCACGGACGTTTGTTACGAGGTCAAGGTATTCTGCTTGATACATACGTGGGTGTCAGATGTAGCCTGTCTCACAGGCCTGATGGCGTCGAGACAGATGATGGTGATGGGGCGTTACTCCGCGCCTGCTTGCGCTCACGTTCACGGTAGTGCTTGCCAAGCCGCATGATGGCAAGCCGTTGCACGCGGGTGATGGCACTGGCGTCTCGGCACAGGGGCACGTCTGCGTTGTAATGCAGGGTGTACGTTTCGCGGCCAGCCCGTGACCGCACGAAGCCATCAAGCGCGGCTTCGTGAATCGAGGCAAACTCGCCGTCCATCTCGGCGTAATGCTCCAGTGTGTCCCGTTCCAGCGGTGTCAGTGACGGGTCGTCTACTCGTCCCGTGTCGGGTTTCCCGAATCAATATCCGTGCTTCCGAGCAGTGACATGGATTCGGCATACGCGGCTTGCCCGACAATGAACTTGATCGGGTACGGCTGTTCTTCAACCTCGGTCTGCATCTCCAGTTCGAGTGCTTCACGCATCTCGTCACGGGTCGTGGGCACGAAGTTGAAGCGCCGCTCTTGTTCCGTACTGGGCGTGTCGAAGGCAGCATCAATGTCTGCACTGCTTGGGGTTAGTGCCTCTTTGCCTGCTTGCATGATAGCACTGAACCCGTCCTCGCCCATGCTGTCGAGCACGTCAGCCTGCTTTGCCTGCACCTCCATGCCCAGTTCCCGCAGTTCTTCTTCTTCGGCAGCGGTCAGGTCGTCTTTCGTACTCAACTCCTGTATCCGCTGTTCCGTGTCGCCCATCTCAACATCAGCATCCTCAAGCTCGCTTTTGTCCATTGCCCGTTCGATCTCCCACAGCGTCGTTTCGGGCAGGAGTTGGTACGTGAGCGGTATCGTTTCGTCACCGAACGGAACAGAAACCGTGTCTGTCCACTCGCGGCCTTCATGTATCTTCTGCCGTGCTTGTTCCCATGACATATCTTGTACTTAAATCAGGTAGTTGTGTACTGTGCCTGCGTGTCTGTCACTGCTGGTGGCTCACACCGATGGGCCGTCGTCGGACAGGCCGTCGAGGTCGCCAGCGGCAGTGACACCATCAAGGCCGAGTGACACCACAACGTCACCACCGTCCTGTGCCTCAACGGTTACATCGTTCCAGTACAGTTCGGACTGGTTCGTGTTGAGGCTGCCATCTGCATCTTCGGTCGTCTGGAACGTTGCACTGATGGGCGTGTACGGTTCAATCGACCGTGCCAGGTCAGCCGCCGCGCCATTCAGGTGCGCCGAGGCCGTTACCTCGTAGGTGATGTTGCCCAACTGCATCCCCTGTGGCTCGTCGTTGCCGACACCGTGTTTGGGGTCATTGTCACGGCTGTGTGAAACCTCCACGCTGTCCAGAATCAACTGCCCCTGCGTGCCACCAGCCTGTTCGTCACCAATCGTCACTTTGAGTTGACTGTCGGAAGTAACTCCCATGTGTACGTGCTATGTGTGCTGTTTACACCTCGACGCCGCCCACGGTCACTGTGGAACTGACGTTGAGGTTGACGGTTATCTGCTTCATTACGTCGACAGGGCTGATGCCCACGAGTAGGTCAACAGCATCATCCGTGTCACCGAGCGTGGCGCGTGCCGCATACGCATCCCCACCACCTGCATCCGACAGGAGCGGTGGGCGGTCGGTGGCAAGGTCGTTCAGGAACCCTTCAACGTCTGCCACGAGATTGGCTCGCTGTTCGGGTGTGTTGACGACGTTGCCTGCATAGTCCTTGGCAATCTCTGCCACGCCGAGCGTGACCACATCGACAATCTCTGCCTGAAACACGTCGCTCAACGCATCCGACGAACTTGCGGTCAGCCCATCGACAATCACCTCATCCTTCGTGACGACGGTGAACTGTGCAACGTCGGCCACGGCAGATGGACGGAACTCGCTTGCCAGCCCTTCGACAGTGATCTGGTCGTATGCCAGTGACGCCCCAAGCGGCTTTGTGGCCGCCTGCCCCGCCACGGCTCCGACAAGCCATGCCTGTGTACTGCTCCCATCGAACGTCTCGGTCGCATACCGTGGTGCAACCTGCACAAGACGGTGACTGTCGACCGCAGGTGATGCACTGGTCACGTCGGTGGCATCGAGCGGCGAACTGGCGGCACTGTCATGCAGCGGTGCCCACAGCCGTGTCAACTCCAGGTCAGTCGCAAAGTCCTCGACCACGGTGTGTGCATCAATAATATCCTCCTGTAAATCGCTGGTCAGGACGATATACCGTGGGTCGAGTCCGATGGCCGTCTCCGTCGCCGTCGCAACCCCGTCTGTCGCACTGGGGTCGTATGGAACCAGGTACGTGTCTGTCGCGCCATTCTGTCGTGCCGCCTGGACTGCCAGGCCGTCTGCATCACTGTCCACTGCGTCGACCGCCTCCTGTGCTCCATCAATGAACACAGGGTCCGTGCCCGTCGCACCAGTTGACGGTGCAAGGAACACGAGGCGGCTGTTGAATCCGACCGACACCTGCGTATCGCGCGGTCGGACATTGACTGTCAGGCCGAGTGGCCCGTCGTAGGTGCTTACGCTCATGTGTCTGTTGTTGTATCAATCGTCGTGTCAATCAAAACGTCTTGTTCGTCCAGTTCTGTGAGCGGTGCGCCCACTTCCACGCCGACGTTTCGCATCGTCGGGACATTTCCGAGAACATACTCGTTATCGTATTCGACGGTGAGGCGATAGCGGTCGCCCACCAGATTATCAGTCGGACTGCCAATATCCTGACTGCCGTTGGCCTCCAGTGTTTGCACATCGGGATGCAAGGCATCGAACGTACTGAACCGCGTGGCAAGCGTCGTGAATCGCTGTTCGAGTGCCTGATACAAGGTGTTGACAGTCCGTTGTCGGCCACCAGCCGCGTGCACACCAATATCAACTGTCGCCTCCATCTCGCGGCCTGCACGGACAGTCGTCGTGCCATCAGCGTTCTGCTCCAAGCCAGCCACGTATGCCCCACCACCAAGGCCATTATTGACAGCCGACTCGAATATCTCAACGGTGTAGGCTGGCACCTCCGTGTCACCATCACGGTTCGCCAATCGTACATGGCGCTCGGGGTCAGACACACCGATGGTTGTCTCAATCAGGTCTACCAACTCGGCGTGTATCGCATCCTCAATGTCCTGTTTCGTTGCCATGTGTGTTAGAAGGTGCGGCGAATACCCTGGCGCACACCGTTGCGGTGGGCACGCTTCAGGTCAGCCTCGTGTGCGTTCCACGCAGGCCGCATGTACGGATGGGGGCGTGTTCCAAACGCTTCGATGGTATCAGCAATGGCCGAGGCGAGTGCGTCACGGCTGTCGAACTGCCGTGGTGTGATGCCCTTGCGGTCAATCCACTCGCGGATAGCCCCATACGGAGCCACGTCGGGCGCATCGAAGTTGGCCCCACTCATCGGTGACTGGGTGAGTCCTCGCAGTCCCGTGCCGTACTCGACGTAGGCAGCATACGGCGCATCTGCTCGCGCAATGTGCTTGCCGTAACTATCGAGTCGTGTGTCAGTGAAACTGGGTTCACTGAACTGTCCTGCCCTGCCACCGCGTTGTTCGATACTCCGAAGGAGGGTGCCCGTCACGACTGACCGATCACCGTACTTGTCGGGAGCCGCCAGTGCCGCCTTTGCGCTTGCCACGAGTGCTGCCACGGCAACACGCATCTGTGCGTTCACTGCATCTTCGATATTGTCAGGCAGTTCAGCAACGTCCCGTGCTGCACGGGTGAAATCATTTGTCATGGGTCACACCTCACAGTGACTCGAAACTCACGCGCTGGAGGGGGAACTGGATGACGGCAGGCCGCTGTGGCGAGGGCACCTTGCGTATCGGCTCCAGTACCTCGTATCGCTTGCCACGCTCCTCGAAGCGGTCACGCACCTGAATGTCAGCATCAGCCACGGCCAGTCCCGACAACTGCCCCTGTTCAACCTCACCGACGCCCTGTATGTCACGGCCCCCTGTGGCATCGTACAGGTACGCATCCACGGTGACGGCATCTGTCTCGTACTGCTTGCCGCCGCCAGCCACGTCGTTGTCATGCCCACGATAGCGGTCGATGGTGTACGGGCGTGCAATCGACCGCACATGCGCTCGCAACGGGCCTGACGGCACACGACCACCAACCATCAGTGACCGTGGCCTCCGATGTAATCAGTCGTGTTTCGCAGTGTGTAACTGGCCGTCGCATCACTGTTTCGCAAGCCCTCGTTCAGTATCTCGTTGAATAACTGAAACTGGCTTGATTCTTCTTGCGTGGCCTCGTTCACACGAATCTGTTGGTCGCCCACGGACCAGCTACTCACCGAATAGTTCTCCACTTCGGCCTTCGCCATAATCGCCGTGCACCCAATCAAGGCTTGGCCCAAGGCACCGTCCCTGAACCACTCGCCCTCGTCTGCGTCCACGCGAGTCGCCATGCGAAGTTTCGCCAACCGCACCTGTCTGTCGAGCATCTGTGCGGTCAGTTCATCAGGCGCGTCTGCATAGCCTGTGAGTGCCCGCACCATCTCGTGCAATTCTGCATCTGTCGTGGGGGCATACGACGGTGGCTCAGTCTCGCTCATCTGTGTTAGTCTCGTTGACGCGCTTTGTTAGCTCACTCACGGCAATGCCGTTATCAATCAGGTATCTGTCAACTTGGTCGCTGTTGATCGTCACCTGCTTGTCAGGGTCCAGGGCGCGTGCGTTTGCCCGCGACACCTGGATGTGGTGAGCCTGCCGTTGATCAATATTGTCGAATTTGTTACTCGTTTCTTCAATTCGCTGTTCCGTGCGCTCCACACGCTCAGGCAGTTCAAACAGCGGTGCCAGTCGCGTTGGCACACCGAACTTCGGTGCATACACCTGCCACAGCACCCACACAGTGAGTAGCCCAACACCCGCTTCAGGCATATAGACCGAGACGGGTTCGGGCAGTCCTGTTGAAAGCAACATCATGTCACTGCTACACTCACTGCGCTCAGTCGAAGATGCTACTGATGTTAGTCAGGCGAATGTAATCACGGACGTTCGGATAGCGGTTCTCGGGGTCGAACTTGTGACTGTACCGCCAGGCATAGTCAACTGCCTCACGGCCACCGCGCTGTGGGTACGGCCCAAACGTCTCGGGTGAGGGCATCTCGCTGAGACGGAACACCGAGTTGCGGTGCACTTCGGCGTCGGGCACGAGTATCAACTCATCCGTGCCCAGTTCCGTGGTCAGATCGACATGCAGTTCATCCTCCTTGTCGATGCCAGCCACGTTGTTACCCTCGCCACGCGGGATGGTGTGCAGGCGCAGTTCTTCAGGGATCAGCACGTCATCGTTCACCCCACCACGGGCCTCGCCCATGTTGATGGCCTCACGGTAGGTCATGCGACCCGCAGACTGCGTGCTCTGCTTTTTGTTGAGTGTTGCCAGGGCCTCCTGTCGGCCAATCATCAGTGCCCAGTTGGGGTCACTGCGCGTGAGCACGTCACCACTGATGCGCTTGTACGCTTCGTGGTTGATGATGTTTTCGGGCACTTCGTCAGTCGGCGTGTCGACGAACTGTGAGCAGTCAATCGTGCGCTCGTCGGGAATCTCGTTCTTGAGGCGCTGAATCATGCCCTCACGAATCTGCTGACCCGTGCGGTTGTCCTCAAGCCCCTTGAGGAAGTTTGCATCCGCAAGGAAGTCGAACATCTCCAGTGACGCACGCCGCTGGAGTTCCACGTTCGTCACGTCCTCCTCGTCCATGTACTCGAAGCCATGCACGTATCGCACGGTCTTCCACTCCTCGCCGTCGATACGGACGGTTTCGACGCCACTGCCACCCGTCTCGCCCATGCCCGTGGGGCCAAACGGCATGTCCATCGACCGCGGGTCGACAAACTCCTTGTCCTCACGCTCGACATAAAACGTGTCCAGCGTGATCGGTTGTACGGCGGCCAGTTCACGGCGGATGCCAGGACGATCAAAGTCCCGTCGCTCGAACATGGCATCCTCCTCGGGCGCGAACATCTCAGTGTCTTCGTTCTGATTGCGCGTGCTCGTAGGCATTGTCTGTATGATATATTACTGTATTCGTGTCTCGCACCGTGCGGTCAGGCACGGTCGATACTGCCAACGGACTCGCCCTCGCGGTCGAATATATCGTCACCACTCCCCATCATATCGAGAGCGACCGTTGCAGTGTCATCGTTCTGGTCACGGTTCGACGTGGGCATGGACATGTCCATCCCCGTTTCCTCCGTCTCGTCGCCATAGTGTGTCGGCATGTTAGTGTGTGTACTGGAAACAGCCTTACAGTCCCAGGCGGATGGTCACACCATCACCTGCAACCGCATAATGGATAGCACGGCCAAGTGCGTCCGTCACGGCATCTGCGGAACTGGCAGGGACAGCCTCGAAGTTGGCATCAAGTGCCACTGCCTCCCACTGGCTAATGTCAACTGCCGCAGTGACCGCATCACGGGTCAGTTCTGCCGCCTCCTCAAGCTGGTAGATCGGCACAGGCCCTTCGCCCACGTCATACTGTTTGGGCGTGTAGTCCTGTGCGTGCTCACGGAGCTGGGGTCCGCGCTCGCGGTTCGGCACAATGCCGTCGACCGCATCGCCGTTCGCGGGGTCGGCAACCTTCACGTCGCCACCCGCCATGACGGACACCATGTCTCCCTCTTCGATAACCTCGGTGGCAGCCACCGCGTTAAGCGGCGACGCCTGTGCTTCCTTGATGTAAATGTCAGCAGCCATCTGTGTACCTCCGTTTAGGCCGTATCAGCCAGGTCGTAGACGTTTCCGCTACTGTACGTGGACACCGACTCGCGACTATCCGTACCGAAGCCGTCGCCATCGGGGTCGTCGCCACCACCCGTCTCCGTCGGCTCGGTCGGAGCCACGTCGGCGGCAATCTCTTTGGCCGCGTCGAGACGGGTTTCGAGTGCGTCGAGGTCCATCTCCATCAGCTCGTCTTCGCCCCACGTCTGGGTGTACGAGCGAATTTCCTCGACGAGCGACTGCTTCTCGTCAGCACGGTACGACTGTACCTCTTCTTTGAGTGAGTCAAGCTCATCCTTCGCCGCGTCAAGCTGGGCGTCCAGCTCGTCACGCTCGTCGATGAGCTCGGCCACTGCATCGTTCTGGTCTGCAATCGCATCGACGGTCAGCGACTCCACCGAAATGGTGGGCTGACCATCAGCGTCGTCGTCAGTCATCGTTGAATCTGTGGTTGGTGAATCGTCAAACGCAATCGGCGGGTCATCGAACTCGTCGTTCAACCGCCGTAGCTTCTCGTCGTGTTCATCTCCGTCGACCCCACCCCGAGCGCCGAGTTGGTAGGCCGACTCAACGTTACCACGCCGCAAACAGCCGTCTGCATCGACAACAGGATACGACGATTCGGACTTCGTGTCCGCAGGATACAGGTAGTGTTGCTCGTAATCGTCGTTCGGGATAGCACTCTCGTCGAGGTCGCCGTCACACGTGTCATTGAACGTGACCCCAGCAACCTCACGACTCGTCCCCGACGCGTCGTTACGGATAGCGGACTCGTTGGACGAGTCCGCGACCGTCGATGCGTCGAGCGTCACGGCACTGTCTTCACCCAGGCGACTGTAGTCGGGCTCCTCGTCACGAGCGCGCTTGATTTCGTTGCCTTTGCGAATCGCCCAGGTGTAGCCTGACACCCCACCCCAGCCTTTGCCCGCTGTGTAACTGTTCTCAGACCACGGGTTCTCGGCATCGGCGTGCTTCAGCGACAGTTGATCACCACTCGTGTCGATGGTGTGACCCGCGTGACGGGACCACCAGACGGCCATGCCGTCCTGGCCTTCGACGAGGTCACTGGGGTCGAGGGCGTCGCCTGATGCCAGTTGCTCGGCGCGTGACCACCCTGTGTCCGTCATCCCGTTGACGGTGATGTCATCGTCATCACGGGCATCGAGCGCGTCCTGCGCAGCCGACTGGGCTGCCTCTGGCGGCGTCAAGTCGATGTTGTCGGTCTGCACGGCAGACCGCCCATCCGAATCAGAGTCATTCGACTCTGTGAGATCGTCAATGGATTTGTCGTGTGCTATCGCATCTGACTCAAAATCAGCTGGTTCGTCAGCACTGGTTAGCTCTGATTCGCTCTTGACGACCATACTCCCGAAGCTGCCGTCATCCCAGTGCTGCATCTTGTACGCGGGTTCATCTTCGCTGCCCTCGCGTGAGCCGCCTTCAACGGACAGTGTTTCACCCGTCGAGACAGTCTCGACACGTCCGACAGCAGTGCCACCGCTATACTCCCAGCGCACCCAGTCACCTTCATTGTACGATGCTGCATCCGTGTGCAGCCCGCACGAACACGGTCCAGCAGAACACTCACGTTCATCAACGGTCGTGAAGCCGCGGAACAACGAACTGTCAGCCGCAAGCCCACAGCCGTCTTCACGCGAGCAGCGTCCCTCGCCGACGATGGCAACGTGGTCAACGAGCAGGTCACGCTGGTAGCCGTCAACAGACGGCGTGTCTGTCTCGGCGTCTGTGTTGTACCAGAAGCCGATGGACACGTCCGTGTGTCCTTCGAGCCACGCCTTTGCCTCGCCATCCGTGACGGGGATGTAGGCGCTCGCTCGCAGTGACTCGTCTGCGGCATCCCACTCGGGGTGCCGTGTAAAGCCGTGTATCTTCTCGACGCCGTCGACGATACGGCTGTCAGGGTGCGAGAGCGTGATGGGTGCGTTATCGAGTGACCAGGCTGCTCGCTGCAACTCTGCGGCGGGCTTGAGCATGGTCACTTCGCCGTCGACCGTGTGGTACGTCTGCTCGACGGGTCGGGCTGCCGTCAACGGAATCTTGTAGAACTGGTCAGTGTCGAAGGCCGTCTCGTGTGGCGGGTGGTCAATTTGGACCATCGTCGCCTCGCTCCACGAGAACTCGTCAGCGGTGTCCATCGACAGCTGTCCGCTGACGTGGTCGGTCGCAAACGCACGGGTCCGTGTCATGGTGACGCACCCATGTTTGGCTCGACGTGCACGACATGGGTGTCGCCGTCTGCCTCGACCTCGGTCACGATGCCTTGCACACGGATGTCGCCGCCGACGACGGCCCCTGCCAGGCGGTCACGAGCGCGACGGCCGTAGTACGGTGCAACCCGTGTTGCCC